CACGACGGTCACCATGAAGCTGAACAAGAAGACAGACGCAGACATTCTGGAATGGCTCGGGAGGCAGGAGAGCCGGCAGGCTTACCTGAAAGAGCTGATCCGGAAGGACATCAAAAGAGGGGCATGAGGCCCCTCTTTTTTTGTGCCAAAATTCGGCCATGTACAGCTACATCCTCGAATTTTGCTCATTCATTCAAACTTCCAGTGTATAAAGACGTCCTGCCCGTCAATCTCGATGCGGTCAATCAGCGCCAGCACGAGGAGACGGGCCTGCTCTTTTGTCCCGGCGTCGATGTATTCACCGAATGAGGAAATGGCCGCCCGTGCATCAGCAGCAGGAGCGGGGCGATTCATCTCGGCGACCGTCTCGGAGATCTGGCGGTCGATCGGTTCCAAACGCCTCGAGAGATCGTCGCGGTCAATCGTTCCGCCCGCATACAGGTCGATCAGACGGTCCCGCTTTTTCCGGAGGCCCGCGAGCTCGCCGGCAATGTCTCGCTCAGGCACCGCCGGAGCAGGATCGGCCAGCGCGGACGGGTCGACCACAAGAGAGCGGATCTGGTCAAGGACCAGGCGGTCGAGCTCGTCTTCTTTGAGATAATCGTTCTTACAATTCGGATCCCTGACCATCGCCAGGTTCCGCTTGCAGCGGGAGTGGCAGGCGTAGCATCTGGCCTTTCCGTGATCCGCCACGAAGTACCTGGCGCCGCACCGTTTGCACCAGACGATGCCGGAAAGCAGTGCCCGGTTCTGCGGGCCACGGACGGCCTGCCGGCTGGCGCGGATTTTCTGCGCGGTCTCGAACAGATCCGGAGAGACCAGCGGCTCATGTACGCCGGTGTATTCATTTCCGTTCCATTTGATGATTCCGAGATAAGTGCGGTTAGCAAGCACACCACGCACGGTCGCCTCGCTCCAAACACCATATTTGTGGCGGTATCCCTTCTCGCTAAAATAGTTCGCGATCTTATGGGACCCCTTGCCCTGAGCATAAAGCGAAAAGCACTCGCGGACCTGCGGAGCCTCGATCGGATCCGGAACAAGATCAGTGTTCTCGACGCGGTACCCAATAGGGATGAGACCACCACCGTGCCAGCGGCCGTCCTTGGCCCTGCCGTCTTTGCCGATGGAGATCCGCTCCTTGATACGCTCGCGCTCGAGCTGCGCGAAAACGGACAGGATCCCGAGCATCGCCCTTCCGAAGGGAGAGCCGGTGTCGAAATTCTCGGTCATGCTGACATAATCGCAGTTGTTAGGCAGGAAGACGTCCTCGATCAGGTAAAGCGTATCACGCTGGGACCTGGAGAGCCGGTCGAGTTTCCAAGAGACAACGCGGCTGATCTTTCCGGCTTTGACGTCTTCGATCAGCTGACGGATTGCGGGCCGGTTGAGGGAGGCGCCGGAGAAGCCGGGGTCTGTGTAGACGCGAGTCCCGGTCCAGCCCATGGCGTGGGCGTACCCATTAAGGCGCTCGGTCTGCTCGCTGATCGAGTACCCGTCGACCTGCTCGCGGGAGGAGACGCGGACATAAAGAGCGATCATGATGCCGCCTCCTCTCTGTGCACTTCCGCCTCCAGCGCCTGCACGGATCCCGCCGAGAAATCACCACGCTGGATGTGGCGGATGGCGTGGTTGTATGCCCGGGCAAGGCGGGAGTCACAAAGAGCTTCGTTCAAAAAAATGGTGCAGGATCCGTCCTCGTTAGGATGGACCGCTTCATCGACGGCCAGCGGCAGCACCACCACCACGGCCTCGTGGGCTTCGTCCCACCAGAGATTCATTCTTCTCCCCTTTCTTTTTTCTTCAGATAAAGCAAATAATCATAAGTTTGCTGCAGCGTTTCCGGAGACACGTCCCGGGCGGCAGAGAACAGCAACCGGAATCTGGTATCGTCCTTCATGCGCTGAGCCAGCTCGGCCGTCGCCGGATCTTCGTAATAAACCTCCTGCATATCTCCGTTCACAAAGTAGGAGATCGGGACGCCGAAATAATCGGCGATCAGCTGCAGCCGCTCCGGGCTTGGCTGCTTATACCTGCCGTTCTTCCAGTCGCTGAAAGCGCGGGCCGGAATACCGGTCGCACGGGCAACCTCGCTGGCGGTCACGCCATGGGACGCCAGCAGCCTCGAGAAGTATTCATACATACTCCGCCTCCTTCAAAAGTACGAAATATCGCAACTTCCTGTTGACGCCGGAGAAATATCGGAGTATACTCATACATAGAGTACGAAATAACGTACTCACTGGGCGGATGCAACGATATTTCAGCGGTTCCCTTCGACAAGGACATTATAGCGAAATATCGTACTACCTGCAACCGCTACATATAGCGGGAAGGAGGGACGATGACCACAAGAGAGAAGTATGAGGCCATCCGGGACGCTTACGGGCTGACCGATTACCAGGTGGCCAAGACGGCCGGCATCGAAAAATCGACATTCTACACTTGGCGGCAGAAGGGAGAAGAGAACCCGAAGCTGACCATGAATGTCGCGAACATGCTGCGGCTGGCGGCAGCGCTGCGGGTGACGATCGAGGAGATCGTCGGAGACCAGGAAGAGGAGGGATGAGATGACGCTCACGTGCAACGATTGCCTTTACCACACGGAGCACGGATGCAGCTGGAACGACGCGGACCCGTGGCCGGCGCCGTGCGAGGAAGAAGACGAGCCCGAAGAGGACCCGGACGACTGGGAGGACTGGTGAGATGACGGTCCACAACATTCTCCCGGACGGGAGGGAAGCGAACATCGCCGGCATGGTCACCAGCACGGGGGCCGAGCTGATCAGGGCGATGAATGAGGAGGGAAGACGATGACAGAGCTGGGAATCAGAATCATGATGGCCGCCATCCTGCTGATGATCTTCGTGCTGGTGTTCTCGGCCGCGTGGATCTGGATGCGGCGTTACGACGCCAAAGCTGAGGAGTTGTGCCGGACGAAGCAGGAGCTCAAGGACGCCCGGGAGAAAGCAGCGACCTGGCGTCAGATCGCGGAGGACATCGCCAACGCTGCAGAAGGGAGGACGGCATGAAAAAGAGCGGGCCGACGCTCACCGGCGGCAGACCTGCCGTGAGGCCGACATCCACCATGCCGGGAGATGCCGCCTTCCGTGAATACATCAACCGGATCAAGATGAGGCGGGGCATCACGCAGGCGGAGATTGCCGACCGGATCGGCGTTTCCCGGAATACCATCACGGAATGGAAGAGGAGCTCCGGATCCATGCCCATCTGGGGGATGAGGGCCATGATCAGAGACCTCGGGATGAGCGCGACGGAGATCCTGCAGATTCTGGAGGTTGATGAATGAGCAGCTACCACCAGATCACGATGGATGAATACCTTTACGGCGAGGAGGACCCACTCCGGCTGGTCGCGAGGACGGCATCGCCGGAGAGCCGGAGCGCCAGAGGAGACATCTGGGCGTCGCTGATGTCCGGAACGCCGCTCAACGCCGCGAAAGTGGAGCTCGTCCGGAGGAAATACATTCCTTACGGATACGCCGGGCACTTCGGCGACGATGTGGATTACAGCATGTCGCCACGCGGCGTCCGGGTGATCTTCAAGGGACGGGAAACGATTTACAGCTGGCGGGACTTCGCCAAGGCGCTGCTGGATCTCTGCAGGACCGGCGAATACGACACGAAGGATGAACGCAGGAAGTAAAAAGGCCCGGCCGTGTTGCAGCACGAACCGAGCCAGGGGTCTGGACGCCCCGAGTATATCACGAAGGGAGACAAAAATGAAGTTTTACGAGATCGACGCCGAAATCCAGAAGTGGACCGATCTGCTGGTGGATGAAGATGGCGTCATTAACGAGGAGGCAGAGGAGGCCCTGCAGAGTCTGGAAGCCGCAGACGAGGCAAAGACCGAGGGCGTCCTGCTGGCCATCAAAGGGATGGCGGCAGAGGCGGAGGCCATCAGAAGCGAGGAGAAGGCGCTGGCCGACAGGAGACGCGTGATAGAGAAGAAGGCCGAAGGGCTGAAGGCATTTATTCAGCGCAGGCTCGCCGGGGAGAAATTCAAGACCGCGAGGGTTTCCGTTTCCTACCGGAAGACGACCAGCTGCGAGGTCGACGAAGGAGCCTGGCTTTTCTGGCCGGAGGAGCTGCAGGACCAGCTGACGAAGCAGACGACGACGGTCGACAAAGCCGCTGTAAAAGCGCTGCTCAAAGACGGCCGGCAGATCGACGGAGCACGGCTCGTGACGAGCCAGAGCATGACGATCAAATGAGGAGGGAGAGATGCTGAGATTCAGAGCACTCAGGGCGGACGAGGTAGACTGCCGCGTGGCGATGTGCAAAGAGGGAGGGCTTAGCCTTTTGCTGTATAAGGACGCCCGGTGCGATATGGGGATCCTCGACGAGACGGTCGGGCCGGAGCGGTGGCAGCGCCATCATTCCAGAGAGAACTCGAACTGCACGGTCTCGATTTACATCCCGGAGATGGACCAGTGGGTCGAGAAGGAGGACACGGGCACCGAGAGCAACACCGAGGCGGAGAAGGGCCTGGCTTCGGATTCTTTCAAGAGGGCCTGCTTCAACTGGGGGATTGGCCGGGAGTTGTACACGGCGCCGTTCATCTGGATTACCGGCGCGAAGTGCGCGATCCAGAACCGGAACGGGAAGCCTGCCTGCTATGACCGGTTCAGGGTCGGAGAGATGACCGTCGAAGACGGAAAGATCACGGCCCTGACGATCCTGAACGACTCGAGGAACGGTGAAGTGATCTTCACATGGGCCAAGAGGCCCGCAGAGGCCGCACAGGAGCCCAGCAGAGCGATGAAAGCACAGGATGCGGGAAAACCTACACCGAAAGCCGAAAACGCGCCTGTGCCCCCGAAAAACGGCCTTGACGCCACACAGGTGGCCCTGCTCCGGGCATGTATGGAGCAGATCGGCCAGAAAGAGGAACCGCTGCTCAGGCATTACGGAGCACAGAAGCTCGAGAACCTGACGGCCGAGCAGTACACGGAAGCGCTGGACAGGATCCAGGCATACAAGAAAAGGAGGAGAGCAGAATGAACAGATGGGTCGGAGTTGGAAGGCTTACGAAGGATCCTGAAACGAGATACTCCACCGGCGAGAACCAGACGGCAATCACCCGTTACACGGTCGCGATCGACCGGAGGAGCAGGGAGGAGCCTGCGGATTTCATCTCCTGCGTCAGCTTCGGGAGGACGGCAGAGTTTGCGGAGAAATGGTTCCGCAAAGGGATGAGGATCGCTGTGGAGGGCCGGATCCAGACGGGCTCTTACAAGAACCGGGAGGGCCGGACGGTATACACGACGGAGGTCGTTGTCGACAATCACGAGTTCGCCCAGAGCAAGAGCGAAGGAGGCATGGAAGTCGATAAATCCACTTCCGCCGGCGAGGACTTCATGGCGGTTCCGGATGGAGCAGACGACGCCGGACTGCCCTGGAGCGAGCGGTGACCTGCCGGGGGACGTTCACGGGCGAATCGTGGACGCGGGACCGGAAGCTCCTCCTGACTTTCCAGGTCGATGGGGTGGCCGTCGAGCAGCTGGACGGCCTCTCCGGCCCGCTATCCATCGAGGTGAAGAGATACCGCGAGAAGAGGAGCCTGAGCGCGAACGCATACTTCTGGGTGCTCTGCGAGAAGATCGCCCAGCGGATCCGGAGCACCAAAGACACGGTTTACCTGCTGATGCTGCGGGAGGCCGGATGCTTTGCTGATCTCGAAGTTGCCGACGAGGCGGTCGAGATGCTGCGGAGGGTATACCGCTACACGGAGGAGCTCGGCCGGGCAGACGGGAAGACGGTCGTCCGATGCTACCTCGGCTCGTCCGGGTACAACACGGAGGAGATGAGCCGGCTGATCGACCACACGGTCGACGAGGCCCAGGCACTCGGGATCGAAACGATGACGCCAGAGGAGCTGGCACACTTGAAAGAAACATGGAAGGGGACTGGATATGGATATTAACTCACAGAACAGGGCCATCCTCGAAACGCTGAAGAAAGAGGAGAGAGGGCTGACGGGCATGGACATGATCCGGAGATTCGGCGCGATGAGCTACACGCGCAGGATCAAAGACCTCCGGGATTCCGGCAACCCGATCACGGGGATCTGGGAATATAAGCTCTCGAAGGAGGGGAAGGTTATCAAAAAATGGCGGCGGTATTATTACGGCTAAGGATTCCGGGGCGCCTTCCCGGGCTGAACGAATACATCGCGGCGGAGCGCCGGAACCGGTATGCAGCCGCCAAGATGAAGCGAGACGCCCAGACATACGTCGAGAGCTGCGCGATGGCCCAGAGCCTGCCGAAGCTCCGGAGGCCGGTCGTGATGGTATATCACTTCTATGAGCCGAACAAGAGGAGGGACCACGACAATGTGTCCGGATTCGGGCACAAGGTAATTCAGGACGCCCTGGTGGAGCTCGGGATCCTGAAGGACGACGGCTGGGACGAGATCATCGGCTATATTGATTCTTTCCACGTGGACAAGAAAAACCCGAGGATCGAGGTCGAGATCAGGGAGGTTACGGATGGCTGATCAGCACAAATATTATTACATGCGCCTAAAGGAAAACTTCTTTGATGACGACGCGATCAAGATCCTGGAGTCCATGCCGGACGGATACCTTTACACTAACATCCTCCTGAAGATGTACCTGCGGAGTTTGAAGTCGGAGGGCCGGCTGATGATGAACGACCTCATTCCTTACGACGCCCAGATGCTGGCCGCCATAACGGGGCACCAGATCGGGACCATCCAGAGGGCGCTCGAGATCTTCAAGACCATGCGCCTGATCGAGATCCTCGACAACGGAGCCATCTACATGATGAGCGTCCAGAGCTTCATCGGGCAGACGACAACAGAGGCCGACAGGAAGAGGGAATACAGCCGGCGGATTGCTGCCGAAAAGAAGGGGAGGAGAAATCTCGGAGAAATCTCCGACATTTCTCGACCAGAGTTAGAGATAGAGAAAGAGTTAAATACAGAGATAAAAAAACCAAAGGCGCCAAAGGCGCCGGCGGTGACTGACCTGATCGAGGAATTCTCCGAAGACGAAGACGTGAAACAGGCGCTCCGGGACTTCGTGGAGATGAGGAGATCCATCAAGAAGCCGCTGACTCCCAGGGCCATGAAGGGAGTTCTCACGAAGCTCCAGAAGCTAAGCGATGACCAGCAGACACAAGTGCGGATCCTCGAGCAGAGCATCGAGCACGACTGGCAGACGGTTTATGAGCTCAAAGAGGAAGCGCGGCCGGCAGCGAGGAAGACGTCATTTCACAACTTCGAGCAGCGCGAGAGCGCCGGCGGGGACTGGTCCGAGCTCGACACCTTCCGCCCGGAAGACGACCAGGCGGACGGGGACCCCGAAAAAGAGCAGGAAGAATGGCAGGAATTGCTCGGCAGCTTCAGAACGAGGAAGAAGAAGGAGGAGAGATGATCAAAGTGACCTATATCTGCGATAAGTGCAGGAAGGAGCTGAAGGACACGGAAGCCTTCGAGCTGATCCCGGCGCACCCGGACGGGAAGATGGCCGTGCCGGCAGACGTTGCGGCTTTCTTCGCAGGGAAGCACGTCTGCAAGAAGTGCATGAGCTACCTCTTCCGGGCGATGCCGCCGAAGCTGACGGAGAGGAAGACCGTGCTCAACGAGGAGGGACACCGGGAGATCGTACCGGGGGACCACATCGAGTCGCCGATCGAGAAGGACAGGAAAAAGACCTACTTCGTGAGCAAGGCGAATTATGACCAGATCGTCCAGCTGTACAAGGACGGGAAGGAGATGGTGGAGATCAGCGACGAGCTGATGATTGCGGTCAGCGCGGTCTCCAAGGTAATTCATGAGAACGGCCTGGGGGAGGAGCGTTACAAGGGGCAATATATCCCGTCGCACGGAGGCTCGCCGATCCCGCAGGCGCTGCCGATCACGACGAAGAAGGCGGCAGGATGAACAGCATCATCCAGGAGACGAAGCGCTGCTGGGTCTGCGGGAAGAGGACCGGGCTGGAGAGGCACCACGTCCTGGGCGGGCCGAATCGGCAGCATTCGGAGGAGCACGGGCTGACGGTGTGGCTCTGCAGAGAGCACCACACCGGCCCGGCCGGGGCGCACAACAACAGGGAGCTGAGCCTGATGCTGCGGGAGACCGCACAGCTGGCGTTTGAGAGAAACCACACCAGAGAAGAGTGGATGCAGATCTTCGGCAGGAATTACCTGCCGGAATGGAGGCAATGATGGCTGACCTTATCGACAGGCAGGCGGCATATGATACCTTGACAGACTATTATCATCACAGGACAGCGACACAGCACGAGGCACTCCGTGATGCGTTGAGCAGAGTGCCGTCTGCACAGCCAGAGCGGAAGACCGGGCGTTGGAAAGGTGAAGGGATGGGCGACTATAGATGCTCATGGTGCGGAGAGGTGAGCAGCCAGCAAACCAACTTCTGCCCGAACTGCGGGGCGGACATGAGAGGAAAGAGCGATGGCTGACTTAATCGACAGACATTGGCTAATGGAAAGACTCGGACTCATGGATGATTGCCGTGAGTGCCAGTATTGCCAGGGGCCTTTGTGTAGTATGGGGAGTGAATTTGTAATTGCTTGTGAAGCCATATCGGATGCTCCGTCTGCACAGCCAGAGACGAGGTGGATCCCAGTCGGGGAGCGGTTGCCGGGTTCCTCTGGTAACTACCTTGTAACCGCCAAATGTGCCGGATGGCACTGCGAAGAATATGTCGTGATCGATATCGCATATTGGGATCGTTCGGCAGGTTTCCATAAGGCGGCTGAGGTGGTCGCGTGGATGCCACTGCCGGAAGCGTACAAAGGAGGAGAGAAATGACAATCAGATTCGGAGAAGAGAACACATTTATGATGGCGGCCGAGATCATCTCAGCAGTCGTGGGGCCGTGGTCGCTGGAATCGGAGCAGAGAGGGCTGACCGTCGATGAGATAGAGCACATCGCGGAAGCGCTCATGCTGTGGGTCAAGCAGCAGAGGGAGAAGGAAGGATGAGACTGACGGCAGAGGAGACGGCGGAATTCTTCAGGCTGTGCGACAGGCTCCTCAACCAGGAGCCGACAGACGAAGGGGCGCCGGTGACCCGGTGCAGGGACTGCCGGTTTTATGGCGAGAAGTATGGGCGCTGCGGGATCTTCGGCACGGATAAAGCGCCGGAGGGATACTGCGACGAAGCCGTGAAACGGAGGAGCTGATGAAGACACAGAAATACATTCAGCAGGTTTATGTCTGGATGATGCAGGGAAGGAAATTCAGACTGAAAGAAATCGACGCCTTCCGGGACGCCATCTGGAAAGAGAGCCAGGACGGAAGGATCGAGGCAATGATGCTTTTCTTTGCCGAGGCTCTGCACGACACAGAAGGATTCGGCCATACACGGACGGCCCGTGTGCTCCGGTACTGCGACGAGAAGATGAAGGAGTTCATCGACAGGACGAACGACGGCTCATGGGATATGGATCAGCTGCGGCTCCGGGTTTGGGAAAAAACGCATTTCATGTTTGCGATGTCGGACGAGGACATGGAGCACATCACCGGGATGCTGCAGGCGGCCGGATACAATGTGAAGACGGAGGGGGAGGCATGACGGATGACGCTGGCGGAGAAGAAGCACTTCATGAGGTCATACAGAGCCGCATGGAACGCGTCGCAGGACGCGATCCAGCGCCTGAAGGAATTCCGGAGCCGAAACGAAGGGCTCAAAGCGATCGTCATGGACGATATGCCGCACGGGCACGACCCGAGGGACCTCTCGGATTATGTGGCAGAGCTCGACCGGCTCGAGCGAGATCTGACGGCGAAGATCTGGAAATACATCGAAGCCTGCAAGGAAGTGAACCGGACGATCGAGAAGAGCAGCAGCGCCCAGCACCGGCGGCTCCTCCGGCTGATCTATATCGACTGGATGAGCTTCGAGGCCATCGCCGTGAAGACCGGCTATTCATACAGGCAGGTCGTCCGGATGCACAGGAGGGCGCTCGAGGAATTAGACATATAAGTTGTCCTTGAATGTCCTGGCGCCTAATGGTAGACTGTAAACTGCGAAGACCGACAGAGAGATGGGACGCTGACTCCGGACCATTTCCCTGCCGGTCTTTCTTCATTCACTGTCCCTCCTCCGGGGAGCCGGCTCGGGGGCGACCCTGGTCGGTCATCCCTGGAAGGAGGAGCGGCAAATGAAAAAGGCAAGAGCGCACGATCCGATGTATGACTCGGCCCGTTGGATCCACCTGCACGACGTAATCATGCGGCGCGACAAATACCTGTGCCGGGAGTCGGCCAGGTATGGGAAACGCGTGGAGGCGGAGGTTGTCCACCACATCTTCCCGCGTGAGTTCTTCCCGGAGTACCAATGGGAGCCGTGGAACCTGATCTCGCTGAGCAGAGCGGAGCACAGACGGATGCACCGGGCAGACGGGGGGCTCACTGATCTCGGGATGGAATGGCTGAAGCGGACGGCACGAAAGCAGAACATAACGAAGTGGATGTGAAATAAAGGGCGGGGCTATCTTCCTGCGGGCGGAGGACGGAAACGATCAAGGGATAAGAGCTGCGGCCGCAGGCAGAAAGCAGGGTGGGCACATCCGCGAGAGCGAGTGGCGGCGCTGCGAAGGACCGGCCGGAGCCGGCTGATTCCGCCAAACGGGCGAAAACGGCCCAGGAGGCCCCCCCCGGGGGCGGATCCGGAAATTCGGCTTTCCGAATCGGCCGGGGGTTAAGCTTTTATATACACCGGGAGGTTTAACCCAAGAGGGGCCCCGGTCACAACTGAATGTTTGCCAAAATCGGAAGGAGGGACCGATGGAGGGAAGACTGCGGATCGAGTATGTGGAGACTTCTGCGCTCGTTCCATACGCGGGGAACGCAAAGCAGCACCCGCGTGAACAGATAGACCAGATCAAGGCGAGTATAGAGCAGTTCGGAATGAACGACCCGATCGCGGTCTGGCGCGGGAACGAGATCATCGAAGGGCACGGGCGGCTTCTTGCCTGCCTGGAGCTTGGCATCGCAACGGTGCCGGTCATACGGCTGGACGACCTGACGGACGAAGAGCGCCGGGCATACATGAACGTCCACAACCAGCTGACCATGAACACCGGCTTTGACCTCGACGTTTTAGCGGAGGAGTTGAAGAAGATCACCACGATCGACATGGCGCTCTTTGGATTCGACACAGGAAGCGAAGACGACGGCGAGCTGAAAGATGACGATTACACAAAGGAGCCGCCTGAGGAAGCGAAGAGCAAAGAGGGCGAGCTGTACCGGCTCGGTGAACACTATCTCCTGATCGGAGATTCGACAGACCCGGAAGATGTCCGAAAACTTATGGGGGGGGCGCAGGCTGATCTCTGCGTTACAGATCCTCCATACAACGTCGGCCTGGGGCAGGAGAAGGGCCATGCACTGAGGAAGAGCGAGGCCATCGCACGACACCGGCGGCAGGACTCGCTCGTGATCGAGAATGACGCCTTCGAGAACGATGACGACTTCCAGGCGTTCCTCGTAAAAGCATTCAAGAACATGGAGGCGGCCCTGAAGCCAGGGGCCGCTTTTTATATCTGGTATGCGACCTCGCAAAGTTGGAATTTTGAGAGCGCCGTCAAGAAGGCGGAGCTGAAGATCCGGCAGAACCTCATCTGGGCAAAAAGCCATTTCACGCTCGGACGCCAGGACTACCAGTGGAGCCACGAGCCGTGCCTGTACGGATGGAAAGAAGGAGCCGGCCATTACTTCATAAACGACCGGACCAAACGAACGGTCGTCGATGACGATGCGGATCCGGAGACGATGAAGAAGGAAGAGCTCGTCCGGATCGTCCGGGCCATAAGGGAGCAGCTGGAGCCGTTCGACGTTATGCGGGAAGACAAACCGTCGATGTCCCAGATGCACCCGACCATGAAGCCGGTGCCGCTCTTCGGCCGCCAGATCAAGAACAGCAGCAGAAGAGGAGACACGGTGCTGGATCTCTTCGGCGGGAGTGGGACGACGATCATCGCCTGCGAGCAGCTCGGAAGGAAGGCGAGGGTCATGGAGCACGACTGCCATTATGCGGACGTCATCATCGAGCGATGGGAGACGTTCACCGGCAGGAAGGCGGAGCTTGTACAGGGGGTGGCCGATGTTTGAGAAGGTAAACCCGGCGCACCCGGACAAGATCGCTGACCGCATCGCCGGAGCCATGGTCGATGCCGCATATACGAAGGACGTCGCGCCGCGGATCGCTGTGGAGGTATTGATCGGGCACGGCGAGTGCTCCGTGATAACCGAGGCCACGGTGGACCTTCGGGCGGAAGTAAACGAGATCGTCGAGCGCATAGCCGGCCCGGGATACACGGTCCATTACAGGCAGGTGCCGCAGGATCCGCTTTTATCCAGGAACCAGTGCGAGGAGATCCGCTGCGGAGATAATGGCATCTTTTGCGGCGCACCGGTAACGACAGAGCAGATGGACCTCGTCCGTTTGGCTAAGCGGATTTATTGGGAGTACGACGCCGACGGGAAATATATCAAGGACGGCCGGCGCCTTATCATCTGCCAGAGCAACGCACCGATGCAGCGCATCGAGGGACTCGTGAAGCAGTGGTCGTCCGACTACATCATCAACCCTCTGGGGCCATGGAGCGGCGGCCCGAACGTCGACGCAGGAGCGACCAACAGGAAGCTCGGCAGCGATATGGGGAACGGGGTGACCGGAGGAGGGCTCCACGGGAAGGACCTCAGCAAGGCGGACGTTTCCGTCAACATATATGCCCATCTTCTGGCACAGCAGCGGAACGAGCCGGTGCGGGTCTGCTGCGCGATTGGAGACGAAGAGGTCGGCGGCGTTCCATACCGGAAGATCGTGGAGATCGCCAGGGATTACATCAAATCCATCGGCGGATTCGAAGCGTTCGCGGAATGGGGGCTGATCAGGTAAAGGAGACGCGGGTGGAGAAGAAGGAATGGATCCGGCGAATCAACTCCGCCTGCAAAAAGGCGGGGACGTTCCTGCCGCAGTATAAAAACGTGATCGAGACGCTCGCACAGATCATGGAGGAGAGGGACAGGGCTCACGATCAATATGTCGCAACCGGCCAGAACCCGGTCATCATGCACACGAACAAGGGAGGAGCGACGAACGTCGTGAAGAACCCGATCCTCGTGATGGAGAGCGAGCTGAACGCGGCGGCGTTGGCATACTGGCGCGACCTCGGGCTCACGCCGGCCGGCTTTAAGCGATTAGGCGACACGGTCCAGACGGCCGAGAAGGGCCAGAGCCTGGAGACGATCCTGTCCTCGCTTGGGGGATGAAGAATTACCGGAAGATCGCGGACGGATACGCGGCAGGAGTTACCTCCGGGAAGATCATCGCCGGCAAGGAGGTCGTCGCCGCCTGCGAGCGGTACCAAAGGGACCTGCAGCGGAAAGACCTCGAGCTGCGGGAAGCGGAACCGAATCTGGCGATCTCGATCATCGAGGGGACGCTCGTGCACCAGCAGGGAGAGCGGCTGGACGGAACGCCGCTGCTCGGGGAGCCTTTCATCCTGGAGCCGTTCGAGATCTTCATCACCTACAACCTGCTCGGGTTTTACTGGAAGGAGACGGGGCTCCGGAGATTCACCGAGGCATTCATCATGCTCGCCAGGAAGAACGGCAAGACCAGCTATGTTGCGGCGCTCGCATGGGCCGTGGCCATCATGCAGCGGAGATCCGGGGCGAAGACCTATCTGGTGGCGAACGCGCTGAAGCAGACGCTCGAGGCTTTCCACTTCCTCGTTTTTTCGTTGAAGTACAAGAAGCTCGACAAGCAGTTCATCATTAAAGACAATTCCTTCGAGCATTCCATCCAGTACACGTTCCGGAAGCCGGACGGAACGCCGGACGGATCCATTTACATCGAGGCCATGCCGGCGAACCCGGACAGCCAGGACTCGTTTAACTGCAACTTTGCCATCGCGGACGAGGTGGCGGCTTACAAAAAACCGGCGCAGTATAACCGCTTCAAAGAAGCAATGAAGGCATACGCGAACAAGCTGATCGTGGGCATCACGACGGCCGGCGACAACATGAATTCGTTCGGATATGGCCGGATGGATTACGCCATAAAAGTGGCGACTGGAATCGTTAACGACGATTCCCTCTTTTCGTTCGTTGCACGGGCTGACCAAAGCGAAAAGGGAGAAGTGGACTTTCTGAGCCCCGTCCAGCATCAGAAAGCAAACCCGAATTACGGCGTGACCATCAGGCCGGAAGACATCATGCAGGAGGCCCTGCAGGCGCAGAACGACCCGCAGCAGAGGAAGGACTTCCTCAGCCGGAGCCTGAACATATACACGGCGGCCATGCGGGCATGGTTTGACGTCGAGGAATTCAGGAGGAGCGACCGCCAATATAACTGGACCCTGCAGGAGCTGGCGAAGCTCCCGATCGACTGGTATGGCGGCGCGGACCTTTCGAGGATGTACGATCTGACGGCTGCCTGCCTATACGGGAAATATCAGGGCGTGGACATATGCATCACGCATGGATTCTTCCCGGTGCTGCAGGCGACGGCAAAGGCGGAGGAAGACCATATCCCGCTGTTCGGCTGGGTAGACGACGGATGGCTCACGCTTTCCAACAGCCCGACGGTCAACATCGCGGAGATCGTCAACTGGTTTTCTTCGATGAAGGCGGCCGGCTTTAAGATCCGGCAGGTCGGGCATGACCGGAAGTTCGCCGGGGATGAGTATTATCCGGCCATGAAGGCGGCAGGCTTCCGGATCGTTGAGCAGCCGCAGTTCTTCTGGCTGAAGAGCTCGGGCTTCCGGCACATAGAAAAGCAGGTAAAGGACGGAAAGTTTTATTACCTGCACTCGGAAGCGTATGAGTACTGCGTCTCGAACGTTTCAGCGATAGAGAAGACGGACGACGCGGTGCAGTATGAGAAGATCAACCCGACGCAGAGAATCGACCTTTTTGACGCGTCGGTTTTTGCCGCGATCAGAATGATGGAGGCGGCCACCAAGGCGACAAAGGCAAAGGCATGGTTTGGGAATGAGTAAGAAGAAACGAAAAAGAGGAATCACCCAGAAGCGTGAGCTGAGCGCGAGCCAGATCGCCTTTCTGAGCGACTGGGAGGAGTGCGCAAAGGCCGGTTATGTGCCGCTGAAAGATAACCCGGAGATCATGACGGCCTGCCGGCGGATCGCGGAGCTGATCGGCTCACTGACCATCCATCTGATGGCCAACACGGACCGTGGGGACGTCCGGATCGTCAACGAGCTTTCGCGCAAGATCGACATCGACCCGATGCCCAACATGACACGGAGCACTTGGATGCAGGCCATCGTCATGAATCTCCTCCTGTACGGGCGGGGGAACAGCATCGTCGTTCCGCACACATACGGAGGAGTGCTGCAGAGCCTGGAGCCAATCTCGGCGGACCGGGTGACCTTCCTGCCGGTCGGCCGGAGAGACTACCAAGTGCAGATTGACGGAAGGCCCAGGGATCCGGAAGGACTCCTGCATTTCGTCTTTAACCCAGACGAAACATATCTGTGGATGGGGAAGGGCGTGACCGTCAACCTCAAGGCGCTCGCGAGGAATCTGGCTCAGGCACAGGACACGGAGAACGCCTTCATGGCGTCGAATTGGAAGCCCTCGATCATCGTCAAGGTCGACGCGCTGACGGACGAGTTCTCCAGCCCGGCAGGAAGGCAGAAGCTCCTGGAGAGCTATGTGCAGCCGGCACAGACGGGGCAGCCTTGGCTGATCCCGGCCGACCAGTTCCAGGTTGAGCAGATCCGGCCGCTATCATTGGCGGATCTCGCGATCAGCGAGACGGTCGAGCTGGACAAGAGGACCGTGGCATCAATCCTCGGAGTCCCGCCTTTCCTGCTCGGGGTTGGAGACTTCGACCGGAGCGCATGGAACAGCTTCATCCAGAGCACGATCCGGCCGATGGCGCTGGCCATACAGCAGGAAATGACGAAGAAGCTGATCCTGTCGCCTAAATGGTATCTGCGGTTTAACGTCCTATCCTTGATGGATTGGGACCTTATGACGCTTTATTCCGTTTTTGCAGGACTCGCGGACAAAGGCATCGTCACCCCGAACGAAGTGCGCGACCGCATCGGCATGGCACCGCTGGAGGGGCTGGACGAGCTGCGGATCCTTGAGAACTTCATCCCGGCCGACAGGATCGGGGACCAGAAGAAGCTGGAAGGAGAATGACATGAGACAGGTTAGAGCGATCCCCGAGTCCTTCGAGACGCGGGAGGAAAACGGCGCCCCCGTTATTGAGGGGTACTTTGCGGTGTTTAACAGCAATTACGAGATCGCACCCGGGATGAGCGAGAGCATCGCACCGGGGGCGTTCTCGTCTTCGATGAGCAACGACGTGAGAGCCCTGATCAACCACGACACGACCCTCGTCCTCGGCCGCACAAAGGCGAACACCCTGCGGCTGGAGGAGACGGAGCGCGGACTCTGGGGACACATCGACATCAATCCGAAAGATGCCGATGCGATGAACCTGTACGAGCGCGTCCAGAGAGGAGACGTCGATGGTTGCAGTTTTGGGTTTGACATCAAAGCACAGGAAACCGATTTCCGAGCAGACGGGTCAATCCACTGGACGATCACGGACGTCGAGCTTTACGAAGTAAGTTGCTGCACGTTCCCCGCATACGAGGCGACGAACATCGAGGCCCGGTCTGCAGAACGGGAGGAGATCGAGAAGCGCCAGCGGGAAGCCTGGAGAGCCCGGATGCTCGCCCGGCTGAAAGGAGAGAAGGATGCTTAAAGTGCTGATGCTCCGGAAAAAGCTGGACATCGCCAACCGCCAGATGGAGGAGCTGCGGAAGAAGGCCGACGCCTTCAAGACCCGCGAGGCCGAGCTGGAGGGAGCGATCGCCGAGGCCGAAACGGAGGAAGAGCAGGGCGTGGTCGAGGAGAACATCGATGCTCTCGAGGCCGAGAGGACCGCGCACGAAGAGGAAGTCAACAGCCTGACCGAGCAGATCCGTCAGATCGAGGAGGAGATCGCCTCCCTCGAGCAGGCACAGAACACGGACCCGGAGCCGGAGGCCCGGGACGATGAAAAAGTGGAGGATACCACCATGAAAGAGAAATTCTTTGGTCTTTCCATGCAGGAAAGAGACGCGATGTTCGCCCGCGAAGACGTCAAGGCTTACCTGAGCGGCGTCCGCACGATCATCAGCGAGAAGAGAGCGGTCACGAATAAGGAGCTGCTGATCCCCGAGGTCTTCCTGGGGCTGCTGCGCGAGAATGTGGCCGAGTATTCCAAGCTGTACAAACACACCAATGTCCAGCGCATCGGCGGAACGGGCCGCCAGATCATCATGGGCACCGTTCCGGAAGCCGTCTGGACCGAGTGCTGCGGCACCCTGAACGAGCTGAGCATCGGCTTCAACGATCTGGAGATGAACTGCTGGAAGGTCGGCGGATATTTCGCGCTGTGCAACGCCCTTCTGGAAGATAACGACGTCAATCTGGCGAGCCTGATCCTGGACGTCCTCGGGCAGGCCATCGGCCTCGCGCTGGACAAGGCCATCCTGTACGGCACCGGCACCCGGATGCCGCAGGGCGTCGTCACCCGCCTGGTGCAGACCGCTGCCCCGGAAGACTACCCGACGACCGCCCGCGCTTGGGCTGATCTGCACACCACGAATGTGCTGACCATCACCGCCGCGAACAGCACCGGCATCAAGCTCTTCCAGGGCATCGCCACCGACGCCGGCGCCGCGAAGGGCCGTTACTCCAGAGGCGAGAAGACCTGGGTCATGAACGAAGCGACCTACACGAAGCTGGTGGCCGAGGCCATGGCCGTGAACGCTGCCGGTGCCATCGTCGCCGGAGTCGACGGCCGGATGCCGGTCATCGGCGGCACGATCGAGGTTCTGGACTTTGTGCAGGACAACGTTATCATCGGCGGATACTTCGACCTGTACACCCTGGCCGAAAGAGCCGGATCCAAGTTCGCCCAGAGCGAGCACGTGAAGTTCATCGAGGACCAGACCGTCTTCAAAGGGACCGCCCGTTACGACGGAAAGCCGGCCATCGCGGAAGGCTTCGTGGCGATCGGCATCAACGGCGCCACCCCGGCCGCCACGATGACGTTTGCTGCTGATACCGCCAACTAAGGAGGAGCCGCATGACATTGCTGGAGCTCACGAAGGCGCGGCTGGAGATCCGGAACGACATCCGCGATGAATTCCTGACCGCACTGAACGAGGTGGCGGAGAAGGAGATCTCCCGCGAGGGAATCACCCTGGACATTTCGGACATTGACGATCTGGATCTGGTCGCGGATTATACCGCGTATCTCTACCGGAAGCGCAACAGTGATGACCCGGCGATGCCCAGATCCCTCCGCTACCGCCTGAACAACCGCCTTTTTGCGGAGAAGGGGGCGGCAGATGTATGACGCGGGGGAAATCACCCTGTGCAATCTCGTGAACACTGCGGAAGCCGGGGACAAGCCGAATTACCAGCTGTCCCCGGTAATCACGCAGTATTACGAAGAGCGTTATCTGAGCTATACCCGCCAATACGCAGCAAAAGGAGTGAACGAACAGATCGACCTGCAGATCCGCATCTGGGATGAGGGGACGCGGCCGGTGATCGGGATGTATGCCGTCATTGCCGGCGATCAGTACCGGATCACGAACACGACCCCGACATTGGACGACGACAACCTGCGGGTCTATGACCTTTCGCTTTCGAGATTGGAGGAAGGCAATTATGACGTTTCAGGACAGGCTTAAAAAAGTGCGCGACGCGCTGACGGCCCTGAGCGTCACCGTCTACCATTACGAGCGGCCGAAGATGGCCGCTCCGTATGTGGTATGGCAGGAGGACTCCGGGCGGACATTCGACGCGGACAACCGGGTCGGAGAGATGATCGCAGCAGGGACGCTCGACATCTACTCAAAGACCGAATATGACCCGCTCTTCGACCAGACGATGGACGCCCTCACGGAGGCCGGGATCGTTTGGAGCCTGGAGTCGATCCAGTACGAAGACGAAACCGGACTCATCCATTACGAGCTGGGGTGGCAGGTATGAAGCTCACGGTCGGATCCGGAATCGACCATTACATCAAGGCGCTGGACCGCCTGACTGTGATGGCGGAGCCGGAGATCAAGCAGGCCGTTTATGTCGGCGGCGGGATCGTCGCAGACGCGGTGCGGGCCAGCATCAAAGACCTTCCAGCGAGGAAGGGGTCATTTAAGGCGCCGCCCGTATCAGGAGTGACGAACAGCCAGAGGCAGGGCCTCCTCGACGGGCTCGGCATCAGCCGGATGAAGAACGACGGCGGATTCATCAATGTCCACATCGGCTTTGATGGATACAACTCGACCGTGAGCGACAACTGGCCGAAGGGAGTCCCGAACGCCCTCGTGGCGAGATCCGTCGAGAGCGGAACGAGCTGGCTGAAAAAACACCCGTTCGTGGCGCCGGCAGTACGGTCCGTGAAAACAGCAGCAGAAATGGCGATGGCCGCGAAGTTTGACGAGGTCATCAAACAAGACTTTGGAGGATAAGAACAATGGCAAATGGTAAGGTATGCACCGGCTTCTCGAAGCCGTATGTGGCGCTTTACTCGGCCTCCGGGACCACGATCAATTACACCAGCGGCATCGCCCTGGCGCGTGGCGTGGACGTTTCCATCGAGCCGGAGACTTCCGACGACAACAACTTTTACGCGGACAATGTGATCGCAGAATCGGCAGCCGGCACCTTCACCGGCGGAACCGTCAACCTGACGGTGGACGGCCTGAAGATGGAGGCGGAACGCCTCATCATGGGCCTGCCGGCGGCGGCGGAGGACGGATGGACCGACTACAACGACGAGCAGTCCGTGCCCAACTGCGGGCTGGGCTTCATCGCCA